GTACGATAGCGGTGGTCACGGTTTCTCCTCTGGCAAGGTCAAGTTGCAAATCAACGGTACCGATGTCGCGGATGCCAAGCCAGCGAACCCACACTACATGGGGTGCAGCTTGTACTACCACACCTCTTCGTCCACGATTGATGTTTCAGATGAAACCATCTTCTTGTACCCATTCTGCCTCGAGACCTCCAAGCTCCAGCCAACCGGTTCTCTCAACTTCAGCCGATTGGACTCTGCGCGATTCGTTACTGATTCGGGTACCTTCGGTGAAGACATGTACGCTGTCAACTACAACATTCTCCGCATCGAAAACGGTATGGGTGGTTTGATGTACTCGAACTAAATTTATTTACACACTAATAACAAATGCTGTGGAAGTATTTGTTTCTTCTAGGATTTGTGTTCGTACTCACGTACGATCCAAAATCCAGGACACTCGAAAATTTCATCGCACCGAATGCCCCGTGTAGAGAAGGACATTATCAGGAGGTGCAATTCGCAGAAAAAGGTTATCCATGCCCACAGAACAAACAAACACATATGGGCGCAATTATATCTACTTAAAAAGATTCAACGTTTCTATTACATAAATATGTTGTCCTTCGACCGAGAGACTCTCACGATCGTGGCCATCGTGACGTGCATCGCCGCGACTGTGTACATCTATAAGGAATTCTCCAAAGCTAAAGATGATATCGAAGGTATCAAAGGTTTCTGTAATAAACTCGTTCAAGCGCACACCCCACCCCAACCCCGTCCAACGACCTCTAAGACCATCGCCGTAGAGGAAGACGACGAGGATGATGAACCAACTCCCGTAAACGCCGAGTCGGAGGAAAATTAACATCTCCGGAAATTATAACTTGCGACCAGCGCAATGAAAAAATACAAGGCCATCGCGATACCGGTAACATTTACGGGAGATAAACCAAGGTTCCTCACAGTGAGAGATAAGCGCTTCAAAGATTGGATATTTGTCACGGGAGGGTGTAGACGACGGGAGATTTTTAATCCCATTCGTTGTGCTCTCCGTGAACTCGAAGAAGAGACGCGTGGGGTCGTGTCTCTTAAAAGAGGTGAATATACAGAATTTAAATTTACAGTCAAAGAGAGTCCCACAGTGGACCTCGAATATAACGTATTCGTATTCTTTGTGAATTACACGAAACCAGAACAATCCGAACTCGTTAAGAAATTCAACGAAGAAAAACAAAAAATGATGATTAAAAAAATACAAAAGCAACCCATCAAGCGCACACACGATGAAAACGATTTCATGGCTTTCGAAACACTTCAGGAGTTTCGGTCAAAGAAACAGTGGGATAGGATCACCAAAAATATCCTAGAAAACCCAGAATTCTATGCGTGTGTGACTTCTTTGGATAGAAAATCCTTTGCTATAAAATAATGAAGTCCAAGAGTTACATTCTCATGCAAATCAAGGACTTGCTTTTAAATAGACGTGATTACAGCGAACGCAGGGCATCTGCATACATCGAAGATGTCAAAGAAAAAACAGTCTACGAACTCTTAACCTTGAAAAAGGAACTCAATGAATCAGAGGAACTGTATCCAGACGTGTCTCTCATGCGTACCATAAGACACGGCATAGAAGATGAAGATGATTAAAAAAATGAATAGATGTATTGGTAAGTAAGGATGTTCAGAAACTGGTGCAAGACCAATGGTTTCTGCAAAGCTACCAATCTATCACATGTGCTCATGGACGGCGGTGTCCTATCCGTGCCTTTTGATAGATTGAATGACTTTTATGAAAAGTATGTGGAGTGTATAAACTCGGGCGAAAAGCTCTTCGTGGTCGAACAAAAGACTGTGGACGCGTACAACTTTTTCGTGGACCTCGATTACAAGGATGACGACGCGATGACTATGGAAGAAGTCGAGCGCGTGTGTCGTGTCATTTGTGATAAAGTGTCTAAATACGGTGGAAAGGACGCCCTCGTCTCCGTTGCAAAACCAAAACCTGTGGGTGACCTCATGAAAACGGGTGTACACATCAATTGGCCCGATTTTCCAGTCAATAGATCATCAGCCATCGCACTCCGTCAGCACATCATATCTACACTAACACTCGTGTACGGTTCCAAAGATTGGGAAAACATTGTGGATTTATCTGTGTATGGAAGCAGTGAAAGGAATACAAAAGGGAGTGGTTTCAGAATGCCTTGGTCACATAAGAAGGGTAAACACGAGGCGTGTAATGGTGCGGGGTGTGCTGCATGTGATAAGGGAAAGGAAACACAGGGTGAGTATTTGCCTGTATTCATTTACAAACATGGTCCACTCGCTATGTTTCAGCGAGTTTCACCCGAACCGAGTGTGAAACTCATGCACATGGCCACACTCCGAACACAAAACGTGGAACCGAAGATCATTGAAGGAACAAAGAAGGTTGAGGGTACGTTCACGGCCGCGCAGACCAAAAATGAGTTCACGGATCCAGAAACATTGGCGCTTCTAGAAACCTTCATTCGACGAAACATGGATGGTCAAGTGAACGCGAGGGTCACAAAGATTTACAAGGAAAAGAACAGTTATCTCGTGGCTACGACGTCCAGATATTGTGAAAATACAAAGAGACAACACGGGTCAAATCACGTGTGGTTTCACATTTTAGGAGACACCATCTGCCAAAAATGTTTCTGTAGATGTGAAACCATTCGCGGGCGTCACTACGGATTCTGTAAAGACTTTTCAGGACGCAGACACCAACTCCCAGAAAACATCGTGGAAAAGCTCGACGTCACGAAGTACAAACCCATTCCAAAAAAGAAGGTGGAACCTAAACCCACCAACGATGTAAAGGGTGATCTCAAAAGGTACATCCAGAGACACATACTCAAGGATGTAGAATTTGACATCACGGACATCAAGAAACAAAAGGGTATCAAGAAGAGAGCCATACACACAAATCACGCGTGTACCGCATGTTCCCAAACAGTGTCCTTCAACACAGACAAGGGAACGATAAAACAGGTGTGTGCGTGTGCCACTCGCGCGCACTTACTTATAGATAAAATAGCAAGTAAGTTATAGATGCTAGCAGTTGTATTCCTCATCGCAGTCATTTACATGTCCTCGAAGCTCATTAAAAAGGGTGTGGAGCTAGACACACTCGATTCTCTCATACGCGAAACACACAAGTATTCAGGACTCAATGAAGTTCTGTACCGTGAATTCCTCGCCAACATAAACATGGCGAGGGAGTACAAGGGACACGACGATATCTCCAGAAAACTCCTCGAACGCGCCATCAAAAACATGGAAGAACTCGCACTCTACGGCCCTTCTTCCGATTCTACGCTCATAGAAGAAATCGATGACCTTCTCGTGCGCATAACGCTCGAATTTGAGCTTTTATACAGAAGAACTTAAAGATTACGCACGTTTTAAACAAAAATGGCTACCAGAACACGCGCAGGACGAGTTTCTAAACCACCGGAACGTCTCGAAATCTTCGAAGAAGTCGAAGACGATTACACGGATGACGACGAAGACTACGAGGATGACGAATCCGATTTTTACTCCGAATCAGACGATGAATCTGAAGACGATCATGACGATGATGAAGATGCCGATGAAAACGGTAACTTAGCTGGATTCATCGTGGATGACGAAGAGGATGAAGACGAAGATGAGGAATAATCTACTTAAAAAAATCATCCGCCATTTTATAAAATGGAGAGCGATATAGGTAATCCCATTGAATACACTCCAGATATCATGGATAAACAAGAAACGTCTTCTCTCAGAGACGTCATGGATGAACCACCACAAGAGGAACAGTCCATGTATTACTATGCACCTCCACCTCCACCACCTCCTTCGCCGTACCAAATGCATCCCGAAAAGATAGATCTATTCGGTAACCTCGACAAGACTGCCTACATCGTCATCTTCGTCGCCTTCATTCTGGGATTCTTCATGGGGAAAACCATGCAACCAGTCATCCTTCGTCCAGGTTGAGAATCCCTTAAAGTCAGTCGTGGGTTCATCCTTTGACTCCAAAAAATATGCTCTGCTCACTACGAGTGGGTCTCTAGAAATAGCGTCTCCAACTTCGGTCGCAGACACGTGACTAGGTTCATCTTCCATCTTCCGTTTAAGTTCTCTGACTTCTCTGTCTTTCAGAATTAAACCGAATATGTACAACACGATAAGAATGGTCACCACGTTGAGTGCGATGGTCAACATACTTATTATATGTGTGATTTTAATTTTTCATTTTAGTTCGATGTCGCTTCTTCGCCTTGTTCGACTTCACCGCCTTCAGTCGCTTGCCCTTCCGTTGACTTCACTTCTTCGGCTTCGGCTTCGGCTTCGCGCTTCTTTTTGCGCTCTTCGATCTCATTCGCGACGATGGCGTCGGCTTCCTTCACGAGTTCTTCCATAGGTGCATCTGGCTTTTCCTTCTTCAAGCGTTCAATGACTTCGGCCGGGTGAGAAATGGGAGCTTCATCCGGCTTCGTGTAGTACTTGGAGTTCTCATCACCGGGCTTGATGAACGTGTTCGTACCATTCTCCATCATGTCGCGCTTACGTTCTTCGAACATCTTCGCCGCCATCTGCTGATTTTCCTTGTATCCACTCATGAGCTCTTCAAGCTTTTCGTTCGTGTAGTGGGCGTCTTCGATAGCCATTGGATCCGGTGGAATCAAGAGCCACTTATACATATCCACGACATAAATGTCGAAAGTGGCATCTTCTTTTTGAAGACGCTTTGCGTGTGACGCAGCTTCTTCTCTAGAGTTGAAAGCGCCTCTGATCTTGATACCAAACTTATCATTCTTCTGAGGGCATTCTGGGCCAACCACGGAGAGACACGCATAGAGTTGACCGGGAACGGTGGTGTAATCTTGCTCGAGAGACATTTTTCTGACTTATACGCGAGTCAAAACTTTAAGCCAACTTAAAACTAAGGTGCGTGTGTATACAAATGCACGAGTTTTGGAATACCCAACCCGTACCAGACGATCACGGTGAATACACGGGGGAAGTAGACACGTCTAGAAACTACGACCCGAACCCAGTTCCTTTACCCGAACAGTTCGAATGGTCTGAGTGTACCGTAAAAGAAGCCGCCGAACTCTTGAGTGTTCACTACATCCGCGATGAACATTTCGCGCTCGAGTACAGCGAACAGTTCGTCGAGTGGGCGACGACATCCGAGTGGAATCTCGGGCTTCGAACCAAATCGGGTGGTAAGCTCGTCGGGTTCATCTCGGGTATGCCATGTAAATACAGGGTCAAGAAGGATACGTTCGATGCGCTCCAGATCAACTTTTTGTGTGTTCACGACACGTTACGGAATCAGCGTCTCGCACCATTGCTCATATCCGAGATTCGAAGACGCGCCAACGCTCGGGGAATTTGGCAAGCCGTGTACACGGCAGTCGCCAAACTTCCCGGTGCCGTGACCAAGACCGGGTATTGGCACAGACTCTTAAACGTACCCACACTGAACAAGGCTAGATTCTCTAACGAACGGGAGAGACCACACGCAATTCACGGGACATCGGAATACACGGTCATGAAAAGTTCGGACGTACCAAAGGTTACTAAGATGTTACGTAAACACATGGAATCGTACGATGTGGCACCGGTCATCGACGAATCGTGGGTTCGCCGATGGCTCATGCCTAAGGAAAACATCGTGTATTCGTACGTGGGTAAAAATGGTTTCACGTCCTACTACGAAGTCCCGTATACATCCGTGAAAACAAGGGTACGGGTTAGACAGGCGTACATGTTTTTCAACACGTCGAGTGATTTCAAGGATGCGTCGATCCTGTCTCGGAACGCGGGGTTCGATGTGTATAACACGTTGGATGTAGGATTGAAACACGAAATGTTAGAGGCTAATAAATTCATGAAGGGTAACGGACATAATCATTGTTACGTTTACAATTGGTCTTGTGGAACAGTTGGTTCTGATAAGGTTTATATAAGACTTTTTTAACTTAAGTACGTATATATAGAAAATATATCTATTTATACACTATTGTTTACTTTTATAAGATTTTGAAAAAGTTTTAGAAAAAAAATTATTTTTTACGTTTCTTTTTTCTAAAAAAAGTTTTAAAAAAAATATTTTTTTATTTTTGTTTTTATTTTGAAAAATACTAAAAAAACTTATATTACAAAAAGTTTAGTATGTCTATTTTAAACCAAAAGACGGAGTCTATATAGGAGCCACGTCTAAATTATGTCTAAAGTGTAAAATCTCGTAAAAAACTAAAAATTTTATAAACTTTTTTGTCTAGAAATTTTTAGAAAAAAAATTATTTTTTACATTTCTTTTTTCTAAAAAAAGTTTTGAAAAAAATATTTTTTTATTTTTGTTTTTCAAATTCTTAAAAAGTATGGTGTTACTTTAAATTTTACGATCACAAACCATGTCTAAATCAAACGTAGTACCTAAGTAAGCACAGGCCATGTCTAAATCAAACAAAAAAATGATAGAGGGTGGTAAAGGTGGTAGCGCTACAAACGCGAGCGGTCTTCCGTTTGAAAATTGTGTCCTTCGTGGACACGTACCGGGCAAGTCCTACTTGATCGGTGACAAGAAATTCGTATACCTAAAACAGGGACAGTTTACGAAACACATGGCCGATCTCAAAGATCCACAGTGGGAACACAATAAGAAACCAGATGGTGCTTACGTGTCTCACGATCGTAAGACGATCATCATCATCGAGGTCAAACACCAAAAGGTCGCGGGGACGGCCGATGAAAAAATTCGAGCGGGTCCGTGTCTAAGAGAAGAGTACAAGGCTCTTTACCCATCGGTCGAACACGTCCATCTCATGTTCATAGTTAACGAGTTTTTTGCTAAGAAAAAGTATGAAATCGCTATAAAATTTAACGAAAAATTTGGGATTCCAGTATTTTTCGCCAAACGAGTGAGTGTTTTAAAAATGTTCGTGAATACGAGGACTAGAAAAATCACGCCGTTCACGTCTGCCTACGCGGTGGACGAAGAAGCCATCAATGACTGGATGACCGAACGATCACTTCAGTCGTGTTAGACGCTGGATTTTTACTGTTTATCGCTCGCCTAGCTTTAATGTCCCTCACAGTGTAATCAGAAAATGCATTTCTCACTAAATCAACTCCCGCGTTACTCATCACAAACTGCGCGCCGCTCGATTTCGTCATCGCAAACAGTTCCTCGTGGTCCTTCAAATTGAATCCGTCTTTTGTGTATCCCACGAAAGACGTTTTCGACTCGGGTGCGTACGGTGGGTCTAGGTACATGAAATCACCGACCTTGACCCGTGCGATGGCTTCTCTGAAATCGCAATGTGTGAACACAACTTTCTGTATGACCTCACTCACTTTTACGAGGTCTGGTACAGCGGGTGTCGTCTTGTAGTGTCCGTAAGGTACATTGAACCCATTTGGTCCTTCCCGGTACACACCCCTGAAACACGTCTTGTTTAGAAAGACAAACATCGCAGTTCTGTTTGGTCCACCCGTGTTGTATAGGTGTCTCACCCAATAATAGTAACTTTCCTTAGACGTCAATGCTTCTTTTTCGTTCATAGGTTTGCGATTGACTTCTTTACCCTTCAGTGAATCGTACACACTAAAAAGGTCTTCGACTTCTTTTTGAATCTCAGTGGGTCTAGATTGTATATCCTTGTACGTGTTTATGAGAATCTCGTTTAGGTCGTAGGCATAAAATGTACCCTTGACGTTTGCTTTTTCGAGTGCCGCCAACAACACGCTCCCACCACCCACAAAAATTTCGTGATAATCATTTATTTCGGTCGGAAAAGCACCTAAGACAGCATCGAGTATCTGTGTTTTTCCACCAACCCACTTAAGAAAAGGCTTCATAATTCTATATAAGGTCTAAGTTTTAAGTCATGGAAGATATACGCAAACACCATAACGAGCAAAAGCGCGACCTCATACGCGCCGTCTCACGAGAAGGTGATGCTGTGTTAGACGTTGGGTGTGGGTTCGGGGGTGACATAGGAAAGTGGAAACACGCGAAGGTCAACGTGAGCATGTGTGAACC